CGTACAGGTGAACTTCGACTACCGCGGCTGCGAGAAGACCTACGAGGGCCGTGAAGCAGACCAGGACTACAGCGAGATCGAGATGCGGTTTGAAGCCGAGATCGCCTTCGAGGCCGGCTCGCCCGACGTGCTGGCGTGGCAATAGGCAAGCAGTTCTCGCTCTCGGCGTACCGGTCGGCGGTCCGGCGCCTGATGGACAAGGCGAACACGATCATCGAAGAGGCGCACATCGCCGCCCTGAACAAGTCCGCGGTCTCGGTTCGGGCCGAGGCCGTGCGGATCATCCGCCGGAGCTATCCGGGGTTCAAGGCCGGGGAGATCAGGCGGACGATGCGGATCGTCCGGGCGCACAAGGCCAATCCCACGGCGGTGATCAGGGTCAGCGGGCGGCGCACCCCCCTCATCGCGTTCAGCGCACGACAGGGCGCGCGCGGCACCAGCGTACGGATCACGACGCGCAAGCTCATCCGCGGGGCGTTCATCGCCACCATGAAGAGCGGGCACCGCGGGGTGTTCTGGCGCACGAAAGAGCGCGGGCGGCGTGGAAACCAGAGGCTTGAACGGATCGAGCAGCTGCACTCGCTATCGGTCCCGCAGACGATCGAGACCGAAGTCGTGCTCGACGGGTTGAGAAAGTACGGGCGGGAGCGCTACCGCATCGAGCTCGCAAGGGAAATCAAGTTCAGGACCTCGCGCGCCGCGGGGACGTGAAGACCACCAGGAAAGGAGATCCACATGGACGGCATCATCGGGCGGCACATCACGCTTTACTTCGGGTCGATCCCCGTGGCGAAGCTCACCTCGAAAGGGGTCTCGATCAACAACGAACTGGTCGACGACACGGGCGACACGGACGGGGCATGGCGGAACATCCTCAACGAGCCGGGCACCAAGACCGTGAGCTTCAGCGCCTCGGGGATTCGCGTGAACGCCACGCTGCTCCAGGCCTCGCTCGACGAGGACAACGTCGTGAACGACATGACGTTCGAGTACCCGGATGGCGGGCGGATCACCGGCAACTTCGGGATCGAGGGCTACTCGGAGACGGGCGAGCGCGCGGCCGCGGCGACGTTCGAATGCTCGTTCCAGAACAAAGGCGCGGTCGCCTACAACGCGGGCGCGTAAGGCGCTGAAAGGCGAAGGAGGAGGAGATGCCGATATTCGAGCCGTTCAAGCTCGGCACCTGGAAGGACCGCGAGTACGTCGTGCCCGCTGACGCCGTGATGGGCTGCATCGCCACGGTCGAGCAGCACGTCACGTTCTTCGACATGGCGGAGATGCGCACGACCGGGAAGCTCCGGTCCATGCAGCTCTCGCAGGGGCTGGCGGCGGCCATGCGCTATGCCGGAGCCGAGGTCACCGCCGAGGAGCTGTACAACACGCTGTTCACCGGACAGAACCCAGTCGAGACCGTGCGCAGGATGTGGGCCACGCTCATGGCGCTGGAGACGCTGATGATCCCGCCCGAGCACCTGCGGGATCTGGCGGAGAAACAGCGGGGAAAGGTACGCAGAGGCGCGCGGGCGGCCTCGTCGAAGAAGCGTACAAGCTCGCGGTCGGCCTAGGCTGGGTCACGCCCGGCCAGTTCTGGAAGTTGCATCCCACGGAGTTCTGGTGGCTCGTCGAGGCGAAGCGTCGCCCGAAGATGTACGGCCGCCTCACCGAGCAGGAGGTCGACGACATGATCGCTGAGGCCAAGGCTGAAGGGATGATGTAGATGGCGACCAAACTCGGCAAAGTCGGCATCCTCGACATCATCCTGAATGGCGACATCGAGGGCCTGAAGCAGGCCTCGCGCGCGGGCGCCACCACCTTGGACAAGGTGGGCGGGGTCGCGAAGTCCGCCGCGTCGTCGGTGGCGAAGTTCACGGCCGCGGTGGGCGCGGCGAGCGCCGCGGTCTTCGCGTTTACCAAGCGGATCGCCGAGAAGGGCGACCAGTTCGCGAAGATGAGCGCCAAGGTCGGCGCCTCGACGGAGTTTCTCTCCGCGTTCGCGCACGCCGTCAAGCTCGGCGGAGGATCCGCTGAAGGGATGGAGAAGTCGATCGGCCGGATGGCGCGCGTCATGTCCGACGCCTCGAACGGCCTGGCCACCGCCAAGCGCAGCTTCGACGACCTCGACATCGAGGTCCAGAAGACGGACGGCTCCCTGCGGGCGGTTCCGGAGGTCCTGCTCGAAGTCGCCGATCGCATCGCCGGGATGACGGATGCGACCAAGCAGGCGGCGCTCGCCCAGGAGATCTTCGGGCGGGGCGGCCTCCAACTCCTCCCGGTCCTCAAACAGGGCTCGGCCGCGATCCGCGAGCACATGGAGGAAGCGCGGCGCCTGGGCATCGTGTGGAGCGCGGAGGCGGCCAAGGCGGCCGAGGACTTCAACGACAACATCGAGCGGCTCGGGCGCGGGGTTGAAGGGATCTCGATGCAGCTCGCAGGGCCGCTGATCAAGGCGCTTGGCGACACCGCGGGCGCGTTCCTGGCGGCGCAGCGCGCCGGCGAGGGCTTCGGCGACGCGATGCTGCGCGCGGTGCAGATCCTCCTGACCGGCACGGATCTGCAGAAGTGGGAAAGCGACATGGCGGCCGCGGGCGAGCAACTGCTCGGGGCACAGCAAAAGCTCGACCAGGCCTTGCGCGTGCAGGGCTCGCCGGGCATGAAGGAATTCGGCACGAACCTGGTCCGCCAGGCGCGCGAGGCAGTCGATCAGGCCTCGGCCGAGATCGCACGGTTGCGGGACATCAAGCCCATCCTGCTCGGGCCCGACGCGCCGGCGGACGGCAAGCCCAAGCCGCCGCCGTCCGGCGGTGGGGGCATGACGGATGCCCAGAAGAAGGAACAAGAGGCTCTTAGAAAGCTCCTCGGCGAGCAGTACCAGTGGGAACTGGATGAAGAGCAGCGGGTGCGAGAGGAGCTAGGCGCGATCTACATCGCGGCGCACGAGAAGCGCCTGGCGGATGAAAAGCAACTGCAGGCCGACCTGCAGGCCGCGAAGATCGAAGCCTACGATTGGGAGCAGGCGCAGGCGATCGCGCAGGGCGAGGAGCTGCTCGCCATCGACGCGTCGATCGCAGCGCAGAAGCAGGCTCAGCGCCAGCGCGAACAACAGGCCAACGCGCAGTTCTGGGACAACCTCGCGGGCCTGATGAACACCGGCTCGAAGAAGTCCTTCGAGATCGGCAAGGCCTTCTCGCTCGGCCAGGCGGCAGTGAAGGGCGCCTCCGCTGTCATGAGCGCCTGGGAGGCCGGCATGTCTACGGGCGGGCCATGGGCGCCTGCCGTGGCCGCTGCCTACGCTGCGGCGGCTGGTTTAAACGCGCTCAACATGATGAACAACATTCGCAAGCAGCAGTTCGGCGGCGGGGGTGGCGCGCCCGTACACCCGACGCAGGGCGCGAGCAACATCTCTCCGGTGGGCGCGGGCGGGGGCGGTGGGCAGCAGCAGGGGCAGAGCCAGTCCATGACCCACATCATCAAGGGCCTCGACCCGAATAGCCTTTTCAGCGGGCGGCAGCTACGCGAGCTGCTGAATGAAGGCACGCGCGACGGCGACCGCTGGGTGTTCGAGTGATCGTCTACACCTCTGCGTTTGTGCTTGGCGAGGCGGCGACGCCTACGCCGCTCACGCACGCCCGGATCGGCTACCAGACGTGGCTGCGTGATCTGCCGGCGAGCGCCGTGGTCGCGAGCTCCGAGGCCGAGGGCTTCCCGGCCGATGCGGTGCTGCGCCCGGACACGGGCGAGGGCTGGAAGCCCACCTCGCTGCCGGCGACGCTGACGATCGACCTGGGCACCTCGCGCTCGATCGACTACGCCGGACTGGTGTCCACGCTGGGTTCGTCCGGGTGCGCGGGCAAGTTCGAGACGAGCACGAACAATGTGGATTTCGACCTGTTTTCCGCCGAGGCCGGGCCGGCGGACAACGCGCCGATCATGTACCTGGACGACGAGGTTATTCCCAGGTGGCTGCGGCTCACAGTGACCGGTGGGGCGGTCATGCCGATCGTGCCGGTGATCTACGCGGGCCTGGTGCTGAAGATGCAGCGGGCGATCTATGGGGGCCTCACGCCGCCGAGCCTTGCGCGGGAGACGGTGCTGCACGGATCGGAATCGAGCGGCGGGCAGATCCTCGGGCAGAGCTTCAGGCGCCATGGAGTGGCGGGATCGATGCCATTCCAGCGCATCACGGCCCCGTTCTACCGCTCGCAGGTGGACCCGTTCATCCGGGCCGCACGGCGCTTTCCCGCGTTCATTGGATGGCGTCCTGAGACCTTCCCGCTCGAGGTGGTGTACGCGCGCATCCCCGGCAACGTGCACCCGGTGAACA